AAATCAGGTGGGTATATTGTGTGGGTATCTACGGAAAAATACGCGGTTTCAACGTATGAAGCCGACAATTCGATACTATCGTCGAGCTTAACTATCACACCGTTATTATCGATTGAACCACTGTTCCATAATTTTACCATGTCAGTAACGTCCATAGAAATATCTTTGTTACTCACATATGTAAAAGTTTGAGATGAACCTGAGGCATCTAACAGCCAATCTCCACCCTCTGCTGCCCAAGCACCAGAACCTGATTCTAGTCTCCAAGACCAAGATACTCCATCGGTTGTCATAGGAGAATCGCTTACTTTACCACGTCCCATATTCCATGATTGAGTTACAGGATATGCTTCGATAGTATAGTCTAAGGGCAAGTTTCCAGCGTTAGCCAGGTATAAATTTAAGTTACTTTGGAATGCCGCATCGCCTATTTTATTAGTAATGACGTTGCTTATATCAGTTGAATTGAATTGAATTAACGAACGTTTAACGGCAGGTAAATCACCTGCGGCAGATGAATCTACATTAATTCCATTTAAGTTAGAAACCTCTAATACCTCATCTCGTCCTGTGTTTTGTGCAGGGTATTGAGATAAGATAAAAGCATCTTTTTCGGGAAATATTTTGTATACTGCCATGTTATTAGTTTGTTACTATTCTACCCTGAATATCAGTGGTAGGGAATTTTAGTTCGAATACTGAAGGGTCAAGTGAAGGATATAGTACTTCGTTTATTGTTGCTCCTTTTATATCGTAAGCGTAAGGTGAATAATTACTATCAACTCCCGATTTATTTACGATTTCTAGTTTTTTAACAGTTTGAACACCTTCTACATTATCAACTACATTACGAACATTATTTAATAATATAGGTTGGTTGATTTGCCATTTATCTATATCAAAATAGATAGTTAAAGCATTGATAATATTATTTAATACTAACCTATTATTAAAATTAGGTTGTATAATAACATCAAAGTTAACTCCAATGTTTATAATAAAAGCATCTTTAATACGAACCGCATCTGTTATTAATCTATATTCTGCTAGGTAAGTTGTTAAGTTTTGTTTTAAAGCAGGATCTGCTATAGTTAAGTTATTAAGATTATTTCTTGATAACACGTATAACGATAAGGCATTTGTATCGTATCTATCCTCTTGTGTAATTACGTTTGGGGATGTATTAGCATCTTGGGTAACGTATACTTTAGATATAGCTCCATATTTTGGAGGTAAAGATAAAGTTCTAATAGCGTAATCATCTTTTGTTACAGTACGTAATTGAGTTGGAAATTGAGCGGCTGAGTTTAGTTTAATGTCTGTATCTGTATCTCCATCACCTCCACCTATAGCAGGTTTATCGTTTGTAAATGCTAAAGAACTTCTAACTGTACTTTCTAAAGTAGGATCTAAATTATCTCCAAAAAATACAACATTACCTGATGATAGTATTGTTGTTGATTGAGCAGGTACATTTGATGTAGCTCCACCCCCTACAAGATATTCTACTGTTAAAGTAGTGTTTGAAGGAGCTAACCCGTAAGTTTTAGTATATAGAAAGTTAGCAGGATCCCAAGCAGTTGTTAGTTTGTCTGTTCCATAAGGTAGACCTAAACCAACATTATCACTGTTAGGGGTAATTATTTCATCAGGGTTTGAAGATACTCCCGGTCCGAATTGTAATTCTAAAGTGTTATTTTGTTTGAATCTTGAAATAAATCTACGAGGAACCTTTTTAATCTTTAAAAGATAAGGTGTTGTATCGTTATATTGGAATAATTCAGGATCGTTTTGAGCTATGTTTGTTGTTGGGTCAAAAATAGTTTCTTGAGCTAAGTAAGGTACTTCATACCATCTTTTACCATCGCTATCTGTTATTTTAACTATTTCAATTATATTTGTATCCTCAATTTGTACTGTTGAAAATCTTTCAGGAGTGGTAAATGTAAAGTCTGCTGTTTTTAAAGTACCAGCTGTTGCTTTAGCTTTCTTTTTAAGTAAATAAAAGTTAGGTTGGTTAGACCCATCTATAGAATATACAGATATGTCAGTAGGGTCTCCACTTCCAGATACTGTAAAGTCAATTTTATCTTCTATATAGAAAAATACTTCTGTATTATTTGAAGATTGGATTTGAGCTCCTTCTTCAACTATCATTGCGTAGTTAAAATCAGGTGCTACTAAACCTCCTTCTATTGAAGCAGGGATGGTTTGGTATACGTCTATATCAACAGTTGAGGCATTTGTTACTTGAGGGAAATAACCTGCATTGTAAGCTAAAGATAAAATATTATTTCTTTGTTTAGCGTACTCTAAAAAGTTTTCTTGTATTTGGTTATCAGTATAAAATGATAGCACATCACCTACATACGATGCCATTTCGATAAGCATAAGACCTGCAGATGTCTCTGAGAAGTCGTTGTAAGTAGTAGGATAATAGATTTCGGCAAATTCAATTAACTTTTGTTTGAATCCGTCAAAATCTTTATTTAAGTATTGTATTTGCTTAGATTCCGCCATTATTTAGATTTAATTGAAGTTCATCTTCAATGTTTGTATTAATTACAGTATACTTTAAGTATATTATAACTGTACTATTATCCGGGTAAAGATCAACATTTAGTTCTAGAATTTGAACTTGTGGAAAAAATAATTCCACCCCATTATAAATTAAACTTTCGGCTTGGTCAATAAAAGTATCAGTTACGGGCTCAAATAATAAATCAGGTAATCCTGATCCAAATTGAGGATTCATAACTCTTTCTCTTTTTGCTGTTAAGAGAAAATTTAGTAAATTAGCTTTAATAGCATCTTTAGTAGTATAAGTAGTGTTAATACCCGTAGGACCATTAAAAGGTAAACCAATACCTACACCTGTACTAGGCTTTAGATCTAAAACATCAATATTATTTACTATGTATGCCATTATAGTTTACCGCTATCTTTTAATTTACCCATTACACCTGAAAAATCAGGTACAGAATCAATTACTATAGAATTTAAATCTGTTGCTCCTTGTTTACCAGCTAACATTTGATCTACAGTTTCTACTACTTTAACAGGAGCTCCAGGCATTCCACCTGCAAATCCAGCTGCATGGGAAGAATTAAATCCATCTCCATTTATACTTCTCCATTCACCTGCTGCTGCAGTCTCGTTAAGCATATCTAACATTGGGTTACCTGTAGATTCAAGTACAGGTTGAGTAGGTTGGGGAAGTACTTCTTCGTTTACCATTTCGGAAAATGAAGGTTTTGTAATTTTTTGTTCTACAACTGGTTTTTTAACTGTTTTAGTTTCGGTTATAGGAGATTGCATTAATAAAGATAATTCTTCTTTAATTACGGATCTTACTTCCTCTCTAATAATTTTTCTAAAAGCGTCTAATTTCATGATTATAAATATTTATTTGCTAATTCTTTCTGTTAAATGCTGGTCGTAATTTAACTTTTACGGATCCATCATCTCCTATTATT